GTAAATCATTCTGTTGTAATGCAACTTTGAAGCTTGCTGCCGCTGGGTCAACATATATAGCCCTAACTGATTTATAACCGATGAAATCTTTGATATCACGCACGAGTTCCGCATCAGTTTTAGACCTCCCTTTCTTCTCAGAGTCATAATAATATTCCGACTCCACGCGAATTTGAGGCCATTTGTTGGGCGTAACAGCACACAATACTGCCGCTGTTGCGTTGGTAGTTCCATAGTCAATGCCTACAATATAATACGAAGGATTATCGAAGGGCTTTTCATATTCATTTGATTCATCATAAGAATCATAAATAGCTCCATAAGCTAAAGCCCATTCACCAAGGATATAACGCTTGAAGAACATACCAGTATATGAATTCTTAATCGCATTCTTATATTTATCATCTAGTATTGGATTGTCATCTAAGCAGAAGTTCCAACAGATTAGATCATGGACTTTACGATCAATATAATCCTTCTTGAGCCAATGAGCAGGTCCGTCAGGGTTGCATGTAGCGAATAATCTAGCTCCTGGAACGCTTAGGCGTGACTCTAACATCTTCCAGAATACTTCAGGTATACATGTTGCTTCATCTACATATGCCATAGCCAAAGTAGATCCCTGAATAGTTGTAACAGCACTAACATCAGGAGCACCCACGAAATAAAGGTCCCGTCCGTATAAAGTAGTCTTATTACACATAGGAGATGGACAAGGAAAACCAAGTATTTTGTAAAGAGTTGTAAGTACGTTTCTGTGTATCGTTCCACGGTTAACTCCTATTATCATTGCGTCGCCAGGAGGGCCATCTTTTAAGAAACGTATGAAGGCATGAATGGATGAGAAGGTCTTTCCAGAACGTACGGCACCAACCCAAATATTAAAGCGATGGGTAGCCTCTACAAATGATTTATCCTGCTTGGGGCTTGTCAGCAAGTTGATCCTTTAATCTTAGTATTTCATTTTTAAGAGCCATATTTTCATGGTCTTTATCGAGAGAAGTATCTAAAGGCGCTCCAGTCATAGCGTGGGGCTTAGCTTCATCTACGTAGGTGTCGAAAAGCTTGGTTAAAGCAGGCATATGACCCTCCTTAACTCCTCTATTAAACATCTTAGCCTTAATGCTATTGACACCTTTACTGCGAAAACTCTGCGCGTAATGCGTGAAATTAACACCATACTTTTCTTGGAATCTAACATTGAAAGTGCTTGGGTGCATATCGAATTGGGCAGCAACTTCATTTTGATTGCATTGAGCCATTATAAGATAGTCTACTTGTTCCCAGTCAATAGGTCTAGGTGGTCTACCTGTAAGTCTTTTATTTTCATTATCTATATCATCAGTCATAACCAAATTCTTTGTCACTATCCATTTATCCGTCAAGTGTTAAATGATAATGGGTTACGATTATTTTCTTATTTGATAGGATAAATGTTGCAAAGAATATCACATATGATATATAGTATAGTTATTGAAGCAACAAGTTCCCTGGAGCCTCGACAATAGGATAAACGAGCAGGTTGAGCTAGCGGAGATAAGAAACAAAAAACAAAACGTAAAATGAGAGATTAAAATGAGAAACATAAATCAAAGAGCTTATGAAATGGGACAAATGGCGTGTGCTAACAGAATTCCATCATCACCTTGCTTAAACAAGGATCTAATGAGTTGGATCGTAGGTGAGTATAATAGCTGGGATGACAAGAAGTTTAAGGAAAAGATCAAGATTTATAAGTCATATACGAAAGGATGGACTGACCAGAATCATAAGTAAATAAAAAGCCCTTAACGAGTGAATTGAGCAGGTTAAGGGCTAAACGTAAAACTTTAACAATAACACAAAAAGGAGATCAATGATGAAAAGGCATTGATCGACTTAATCCTACGATAGTCAGGATAAAGGGGCAAGAGAAATGAGTAGTTCAGCGGTTGAAGAGGTTGTAAAGACCTGTGATAGTATTTGCAATAGGCTAGATGAGATTATTGCAATGGATAGGAGGTTTTGCGATGAGATGCTAAGAGGATTGGAGATGGCGAATTGGGAGATAATGCGCCAGCGAGACGATCTTAATAACTTGATAGGGAGATATGGGAATTAACATGAGGATAGAGCTATCTAAAGAAGAAATCATGAGATTGTGTTGGTTGCTTAAGTGCGAAGAGGAGAGAGATGATCTTTCTCTTCTTGAAGAAGGATTGTTAGAAAAGTTAACAAATGAAATTGAAGTTAAGGAAGAGCTATACAGTTGCCCATTATGTGGTCGTGAGACATGCAAGGGCTTTTGTCAATAAATTAAACAAGGAGAATTAACATGAGTTTTTTACCAGATTCGTATGAAGCACCAAAGAGTGGTGGAAGTTACATGAAGTTGCAAGACGGAGAGAATAAGATAAGAATTTTGAGCAAGCCAATTATCGGATGGCTTGATTGGGAAGATAGGAAGCCTAAGAGGTTTAGAATGGATAAGAAGCCATTAGCTCCTGTTGATCCTATGAAAGCAATCAAGCATTTTTGGGCGTTCATTGTATGGAATTATACGACGGAGCAAATTGAAGTGATGGAGATTACGCAAAGAGGAATCCAGAAGGCAATTCAGGCGTTAAGTGTTGACGAGGATTGGAAAGAACCTTTTCATTATGATTTGAAGATCACGAGGAAGGGTGAGGGTCTGGATACGGAATATTTCGTTAATCCAAGTCCTCATAAGCCAGTTGGTTCGTATGTTGAAGATATGTTTCACGAGAAGCGTTGTTATTTGGATGCTTTATTTGATGGTGCAGACCCTTTTGACTCTAAATGGTTGGAGTACACTCCAGGAGTTTTCGAGAAAATCGAGGAAACTGTCGTGGTTAAGGATGACAAGCCTAAAATCAATAGCGATCAATTGGTTGAATTAACGGCGATATTAGGTAGCTGTGATCCTCTTTATTGCGATGAGCTCAAGAAGAGCCTAAAGAAGCTGTTTAATAGCGAGCGTTATGAGGATATCCCATCGGATATGTTTGATCGTATCAAAATAGCGGCTTTGAAGAAGAAAGCGGAATATGAATTGAATAATCAGGAGTTACCGTTTTGAAATATTATAAACAGACACATAAAATTGAAGATACAGATGAACAATTAATGTGCGTCCTTTATCAATTAAATTTTCCAATATCAGATATAGCGGATCGCTTTGGATTATGCAGAACTTCTATTGTAAGAATTGCAACCAAATACAATCTTAAAAGATTAAGCATAGGTGAGGCTATTGATAAAATAGAACGTATGGAGATAATTTTATGAGAGAAATAAACATAACGCAAAATACGCCAGAATGGCACGAATTTAGGGCGCGCCACGTTGGCGCGTCTGAATGTGCAGCGATACTTGGATTATCTAAATTCAAGAGTCGAGAGGACTTATGGAAACAGAAAGTTGGACTTGGTGAGAATCAAGTTGACAATGAGCATATGAAGAGAGGTCGAGACCTAGAGCCAATCGTTAGGGACATGATAAACAAGAAATTTGGTGTTAGATTTAAACCAGCCGTGTTTGAACATGAACAATTGAATTGGTTATCAGCAAGCCTTGACGGATGGGATGAAGATTTTAATATTGCACTTGAGATTAAGGCACCTGGTGCTAAGGATCATGAATGCGCAAAATTGGGAGTTCCTCCCATCCATTATTTTCCTCAGCTGCAAGGAATAATGCTTGTGTGCGAATTAAGCGAGATACAATACGCATCATTTTTTAAGGATGATTTGATAAATATTGTAGTAAAGAGAGACCAAACATTTATAAACGACATGCTCCCGAAGCTAGAGCAATTTTGGGATAGCGTGCAGAACTTTATAGCACCGGAGCCGGTGATAACACATAAACAATTAGGGGATAATGAAGAGTGGAAAAGGTTAGCAATGGATTGGAGGAAGTGCCAACAACAAAAACGAGATATCGAGATACGGGAGAAAGATTTGAGGTCTGCATTAGTCTTGATGAGTTCAAACGAGAATGCCAAAGGATGGGGCTTGAAGTTGACAAAGATCTCGAAGCGCGGTTCCGTTCAGTATGTAAAAATACCGGAACTGCAAGGGGTGGATCTGGAAAAATACAGAGGCACGACTTCGGAATATTGGAGGATAGATGAAACTACGTGAATACATAGACAGCAAGGGCTATACCATCACGGACTTCGCCAAGCGCATAGATTACAGCTATAGGAGCGTTAGCCGCATCATGGCGGGTAAGAACAAGCCGGGGCCTAAGTTCAAGCGTGTGGTGGAGGAAACGACTAAAGGCAAGGTTAAATGGGATGAATGGAATGAATTTCCTATGTTGGGGGTGAAGGATGATTTGGATAAGTGTTAAAGACAAATTACCAGAACTTTATCAATGGGTCTTGGTTTGCGATTCTCCTAAAGGAACAGGAGAACCTAGATGTATTAATATATGTCGACATGACGGAAAAACTTGGGAAATGGTAAATTATGAAGGCTTAGACTGGATTGATTCACCTACTTTTTCTGATATAATTTATCATACTCATTTTGATGAAATTACCCACTGGATGCCGTTGCCTTTTCCGCCACAAGATCTTGAGAAAGAATGTAATGAAACAGGACATATGTATACTTGGTTTCCAAAAAATAAAAGTTTATGTATGAGATGCGGTGAGGTGAATGATGATAAGTTGGAGTTCAGTAGGTGAAATAGCATTGCATGATAATTATAATAGAAAATATGGAGTTATCTATGTCTTTGAGTGTAAGAACTGCCAATGCTGGAAGAAAAGAAAGATTTCAA